GCTGCCGCCGATGCCGGATGTCAGTTCGGGTAGCCGCTGGTTGACCAGCGCGATGTTCTCGGCGATGTCCTTGAAGTGGACGACGGCCCCGGACGCGGCGATCTCCTGAATGATGCCCATGTAGTGTTCGATGCCCGCGGTGTCCAGCGTGTGCGCGGCCAGCGTCCGCTCGGTCTCCTGCCACGTCGTACCGACGTCGACAAGCATCCCCATCCACTTCTCGGTCAGGCCAAACAGCGTGTCGAAGCCGCCCGAGGCGGTGTCGACCATGGAGTCGATGGCCGAACCGATGATCGGGATTTTCCCGGCCGTCTCCTCAATGGCATCGACCCCGACCTGCTTAAAGTTCATGAACTGCTGGGTGAACGTGCCCATCAGCGCCTCGGGACTGGCCTTGTCGCTCATGACGTTTTCCATCGCGTCCATGAACGCGTTGGCCGCGCCCGCACCGGCCTCGGCCGCCTCCGTCGAGAGGTCGAACGTGGTCTTGAGCAGCGGCTTGACGGTCTGGAAAGCCTCACCGAAAGCGTCGGCGGCCTCCCCGCCGGCCTTCTTGAAGGCCTCAGCGCCCAACCCCAGCGACTCGGTGACGCCGAACTCGCCGCCGCTTCCCATCGCGTCCTTGAAGCCCGACTTCAGCGCTGCCGCACCCTGTGAGCCGGCCGACGCGAAGGCGCTGGTGATTCCCGCCACGGTCGGGACCACGTTGACGAAGACCGTGGTCAGCGCGCCGCCACCGGGGGTTGTCATCGTCGCTCCTTACCAGGTACGGGAGTGGGTCTGGCCGACTGGCTGGTACTGGCGTTCTTCGGCGGTCTTGTACCGCTCGGCGTCGCGGCGGTCCATTTCCTCCCAGGTCATCGCCTCGGCGGGGAAGAACGAGGACGCCACTGCCGTCTCGGACAGGTCGGGGCCACCAGGCCGGTCGTACGGCTGGTTGAGCGCCATGATCCCGGCGCGCTGCTCGGCCATGTTCGCGATCAGGTGGTCGGTCCGATTCCAGCCGCCATCGATGTACCAGCGCAGGCTGGAATCCGGCGGCGCGGCGACCACGATGGAGACCATCTTGGCGAGGGAGAGGTCGCGGGTGATGAACATGTCGTCGGGGTCTTTCCCCAGCGCGATCACGTCGCGGACCAGTGCGTGCCAGTGGGTGCCCACGGCTGCCGTGAGCATCAGGATTCCCCCGGCGGCGTCGGCCCTCCTTGTGGCCGCGAGATCGGTGCGAACCAGCGCCGGAAGAACTCGGCCTGCTCTCTCGGGTTGCGCTCACCCATGTCCATCACCTGCTCCTGGATATGGCGCGGGACGTTCGCCATATTCATCCACTCGAACGCCTGGTACATCTCGTTAAGCGGGTAGATCTTCCAGAAGAACTTCGGCGTCGGAGCCAGCGTGGTGACAGCCGGGAAGACGATGAGCGGGTAGTCGCCGCTGGGCTGGAAGGCGAAGATTTCGGTGTCGCCGTACGGGTGCTTCGGGCCGGCTGGCAGGTCTACCTTGACCTCTTCGGGTGGCCGGACCTCGGGTACGTCCGGCGCACCGGTGACAGTCGTTTCCTCAACCGGCGCATGGCCGTTCGGGCTCCCATTGCTGGGCGCCTTGGGGCGAGCAGCCTTACGCGGGGTCGTTGCCTTCCGCGGCTTAGCCGTGGTGGTCATGCTTACGCGTAAACCCCATCATCCCAGTACTCGTACGCGTGGTTGTTCGCGTCGTCCGGCAGCGTTTCCAGCGTGCAGTCGAACATCGCCAGGTCCTTGTGGGTCCACTTCAGGCCCGTGACGGTGATGATGCGCGCATAGGGAACGACCAGGCGGGCGTTCATCTTGGCGTAGTAGGCGTCGAAGACCCAGGAGCCGGTGTCGAGCAACTGGGCGTTCATCAGCGCCGAGATGAGAGTGCCGGAGGTCGCGGTGGGTGGTGTCACGGTCACGTTGTCGGTGCCGTGCACGGCACGCTGGACGTCGGCGTTCATCATCTGGAGCAGCTTGAACTTGACGGTGATGAAGTAGTGGTCCTGCAAGATGGCGATCAGGTTGCCACCCCAGTCGTACTTCTCCGTCTTGGCGCGGTCCTCCGCGCGGTCCAGGCCGTCGTCGGCCACCCGGCCCAGCGTGACGAACGCGGGGTCCAGCGCCGTGGTGGCATTGACCGGAAGGGTGGTGCCGAGCGGAGCGTGCCGGACACCGCCGGTTACCTTCGGACTTGGGGCAGCGATCTCAGTCACCTGGGCCGCGACGTAACCACCGGGCGGTGGGGTGTACGGGGTTGTCATAGTTCCCTCCTCAAGGGCATGCCACGGTTAGCTTCGCACCGCAGGTGGCTCTTTGTCGCGTTTGACACGCCTAGATATAGACGCCGGCCGATCCGGCGATGGCCGTGCCCGCGATACGCCAGCCGATCATGCTGCGGTAGCGGACGATTTTGGTGATGGCGTCGTTATGCCGCGTGATGAGGGCGGTGGGCCGGGAGAAGGTGACGTACCAGCCGACACCCTGTAACGGGATGGTGGTGCCCTGCGCGTTGGCACCCCAGCCCAGCGCGTACTGCATGTTCTGCTCGGCCGCCGGTTCCTGCGCGTACGGCGCGTAGCTATGCAGGATGATGTGGACGTCGAACAGGATGTTGCTCGCCAGCATTCCGCCACCGCCGGCCTCCATCCTGATGAAGGGACTCTTCAGCAGCTCATCGCGCTTCGGGGGCGGCGGCAACCGGGTGAGACACGGCACCGGGTCCATGAGGGGCGGGAAGTACACCGCGCCCAGCTTCTCCGGTGGCGGCGGCAGCAGTGTCTCGAACGGCCGTGGCTGGGTCATAGCAGCGCGATTGCCGCCGCCTCCTCGACGGCACCGGCCTCTGCACCGGCCTCTGCACCGGCCTCTTCACCAGCCTCTTCCTCGGCGACGTTGCCCTCCTGGGCGCTCTCCTCCCCCGGCTCACCCTCGCTCGGCCCAGAGCCTTCCGGCCGGGGGTCGCTGGGGAACTGCGCCGCCGCTTTGAGCAGTGTGCCGTGGTAGTGGTCGTCGATCACGGCCTTGTAGTTCTTCGTCCAGATGTTGGCCCGCGGCCTGGTCACCGCGCCCTGCGTCGGAGATGTGACCCCGTACACCGCGCCCTTGGTGATCGCCATACTGTTCGCGACCTGGCAAATCTCGTTGGCGCGTTCGGTGATCGCCTCGATAACCCGCTGGTCCCACAGCAACTGCCTGATCTGTTCCCCGGACAGTTGGATGTGGTCACCGTTCCCGATCTCCTGCGGTATCTCGGAGATGGACTCCTCCTCGGCGCCTTCGGCGGCGCCGGCCTCGGCGCCGGCCTCGGCAGCACCGGCCTCGCCAACTAGGTCGGCGGCAATGCCAATGAGAAATGACATCAGGTCACCCTCCTTAACTTGACCGTCCCGCCCGTCCAGGCGGTTAGGGTGGGCCACGGGCCGTGCCGCTCGTCGTTAGGATCGCCGTCGATCCAGTACGCCACGCCGCCGTCGTAGTTCTCGTCCTCGTCGACCGTCCCGCCCAGGATCACGCTGTCCCCCGATTTGTAGCTGTCGGGGTCCGGCACCGCCATGTGCAGTGTCGTCTCGGTCCTGTCCAGGAACTCGGGGCTGATGATCTGGCTGGTCGATCCCCTGCGCCCGAACTGGGTGAAGCTGTAGACGTAGCGGATGACCGGCGCGGCCTCAAGCGTCACATAGTTGTTGTGCGCGTCCTTCTGCGTCATGTCGATGGTCTTGGACGTGTGCAAGACCGGCCAGGGCGTCGGTATCTTCATGCGGTCCAGGTCAGCTTGTAGGGGGAGAGCCGGTCGATCTGCTGCGGGTTCATGTTCATACCCAGGTTCTGGGTCAGGCTTAGTTTGAAGCCGGGGGTGGAGACGTCCTTGACGTTGGCGACGCCGAACTCGTGCGCGATCTCGGCCAGCTCGTAGGCGACCAGCTTCACGTCCGGCGGGCAGATTGGGTAACCGTGGCTCACCACCACGGTGGCCCAGCCGAAGTTCATCCACGGCATGTACGCGGGGGTGTCCGGCCCGTAGTAGTAGGCCGGGAGGCTGGTGCCCCACCACTGCCAGCCGTAGGGCAGAACGTAGCCCTCTTCAAACCATTCGTACTGGTCGGGCGTCAGGACGACCTCGGACGAGCCGTTCTGACTCTCGTCACTGCCGGTTCGGAGCGTCACCGACGCAACATCGGTGACATACAGCGACGGAAGCATGATCCGCCCGCCCGTCCCGATCCGCAGCTTGTCCACCGTGTCGGTGAGGTTGGGGTAGATGCGCCAGCCGCAGTAGCGCCGGATCACCTCGCCGGCCACGGACAGGAAGTAGTCGATGTCCTGGGCCTGGAAGGACGCCCAGTCGGGGTCGGCGGGATCGACCAGCGGCGGGTACTCGGGGTACTCGGGTGCCGCCGGGGGCGGTACAGGCGGGGTCGTCGGCGCGGTCATGGCTCACCCTAAGCCCGGTCACTGGTCCGGTGCGGTCTGCCACGCCCCAACGACATCGACATCCTCGATGAATTCGCCGGTCAGGCTGTCGACCAGGATGACGTCATCGCCGTCCGCAACGGTCTCAAGTCCAATCGCCAGCGTCGCCAGATGCTCGGGCACCGGCAAACCAAGCGCCTCGAACAGCGCGACGTGGCGCTGGATGGCAAGCGCCCGCGCGGCGCGGTGGTCGCGGACGTACATGGTCCCCGAAGCGGGAGCGGCCAGCCTGCCGTAGTCGCCGCCCTGGACCCGGCCGACAGCCATCAGGCTCCGCGAGCTGCGCGCAGCTTCTCTTGCAGGTCGGCCTTGCGGTCGTTGCTGCCGTACTCGACGCCCCAGCCGTCAAGCTCGTCTTTGAGCTGCTCGACGGTCAGTGAGTCGACGGGCACGTCCTCGTCGGCCTCTTCCCCGGCCTCTTCCCCGGTGTCTTCCTCGGCCTCTTCCTCGGGCTCCTCGACGGCTGGTGATTCGGGTGCGGCGTCAGGCTCAGCCTCGACGTCGGCTTCGTGCCCGCCCACAGTGCCCGTGAATCCGGGGTCCTTGTAGTGCCCGTCCTGCTGGCCCAGCCGTCCGTGGTAGGCAGCGTTCTTGTCAGCGGTGAATGTCGCCATGTCGGTCCTCCTTTGGTGTCAGGGGGCGGCGGCGGAGTGGTGTCAGCACCGCCGTCCCCTGAGTCCCGATTACCAGGTGGGAGCCGTCAGGCCGACGATCTGCACCACCGACGCCGGGTAGCGCGCAGCGCTGAAGGCGAGGTAGTTGTAGATCTGCAACAGCACCGTCAGGTTGGCCGCCTTGGTCTCTGGCAGCACGCGAGCCCGGATACCGGACTCCCACAACACGATGTCACTCGCGCGCAGGACATAGATGATGTCGTCGGTGCCGCCGGTGCCCGAACCCGTACCGCCATCGGTGATGGAGATGTTGGGATCGGTGACGACGGGCAATCCGTGCATCTGGCCGACTACCTGCTGCGATGCCACGTCCGACAGGAGGCCGGCGACGTTCATCGGGCTGTTGGCAGCCGGAAGAACGAGCGGACGGTCTTGCAGGTCGAGTAACGAGAGGAACCAGCCCCACCGGCGCGGGTGCATCACGATCACCTCGGGCGGCAGGAAGCGCGTGGTGTGCACTTGCTGGATCGCGTTGGCGATGGCCGAGTACGTGCCCTTGATGTCGACCGACGTGGGCGTCACGGTCGAGATACCCGGCGTACCGCTGACGCCGAGAACCTGGCCGTTGCTGCCGCTACCGGACAGCACCTGCTGGTCGGTGGACGCTGCGTGCGCGGCTACCAAGTCGCGGAACACCACGTCGTCGAAAGCGATGGGCGACTGATCGATCAACTGGATCGCGACACCTTGCTGACCAGCGATGGTCCGCACGGGTGCGTTGATGAAGGTGTCCGTGAGGTCGATGTCCACTACCGTCGCGTTGTCGGTGGTCTGCACACCGACGCTGGTACCAGTCAGCATCTTGGGAATGTTGATCGAGTCCGTCCCACCCGGAAGTGGTTGGCGCTGAACGAGATTCGCAAATGCGCGACCGGGACGGGCCAGCTCGATGTACTGATCCATCAGCCACGCCGGCGGCACGGCGTACCCTCCGCTGCCGTCCACGCGGGAGATGTCACGGTATTCCTGGTACTCGGGCAGGGTTGCCACGTCCTGGGCGTGACGGAACAGCCGCTCACGAGCCGAGCCGTCGCTGTCCATG